AGGAAGGAGAGAAGGGAGAAAAGAAAAGGGAAATAAAGGTGGGTTAAGTGACTGTAATTCAAAAGAATACTTGTCGATGTTTTCTAAGATGGTGCGGTGGCGTGTGTCTAGCTGATTAGCTAAGAGACGAGAATCTACGCGAAACTCTTTTTTGATTTGGATTAAATCCATGATGATGTCCTTTAATAGGTTAAGCCTTAATTGGCAAGGTAATTATACCATAATCAGTGCTATAATCAAAAGAAAACAAAGGGGAATTTATGACCGCTAACGAACAACTACGCGACAAAACCATCGCACACGAAATACTATTAAATCGGTATTATTCCAACACAACTAAAAAAGTAATGGAGTTTGAAAAAGATTTAGTGTTGAAGCTAAAAACGCTCGACATTGATAGCAACACAACCATTAAGCAAGTCGATAAACAACTCGAATCAATCAGAACGGTTTTGAACGAAGGTTACGACTTAATGGGGCGTGACTTGTTGCAAGAAATGAAAGACGCGGCAATTTACGAACAAGAATGGCAGCATAAAACCATGACGGCGGCTGTGCCTATTGAATTGAATTTAGTCATGGCTGCACCTGTTACGTTATTTGCAGCAATTGAAGATACGCCTTTTCAAGGTAAGCTATTGAAAGAATGGATTGATAAACTCGACACTGAATCATTCAACTCTATTCAATCTGCGGTCAGAATGGGTTTAGTTGAAGGTCAAAGCTATAGCGACATCACTCGGCGCATTATTGGCACGAAAGCATTGCAATATAGCGATGGTGTGATGCACTTAAACCGAACCAAAACACAGGCGTTGGTATCAACAGCAGTTGCACATTCAACGAATGCCGCGCGTGACGAGTTTTACAAGGCTAATGATGATTTGGTTAAGTCGGTGCAATTTGTGGCAACGCTTGATATGAGAACTACGCCGATATGCAGGTCAAAAGATGGTCAAGTTTATCCGCTTACAGCTTATCCACGTCCACCATTGCATTTTAGATGCCGTTCAGTTGTTACTGCTGTTTTGAAGTCATGGAAGGAATTAGGCTTAAAAGACCCGCCCGCTGGAACGCGCGCGTCAATGGACGGACAGGTAGCTGAAGCAATGAATTACAGCGATTGGTTAAAAACTAAATCACCAGATTTTCAAGACGAAGTATTGGGCAAAGCACGCGGTGAAATGTTTAGGAATGGCACAACGCTTGATAGGTTCGTGGACGATAGCGGCAAGCAATACACGCTTGAACAATTAAAGAAAATTGAGAAATAAAAAAAGCCGCCTTTGTGGGGCGGCTTTGTTTTGACTAAGTACGAAATCGTACCGAGTTAAACATTCAACTGCAAAGGTGCGGATAAAAAGGCGCGAGCGCAGTTAGATTCAAAATCGGCGCGTGATTGTGACATTTTAGCAATCATTTCGACGTTGTTAATTTGGTTTAAAAGTTTTGAGCGACCGCCATTATTGAACCATTGATGTTTTTTCTCGTCACCTTGATTTTTATCAATTTCAAACAAAAGTTCTTGCGGCAAAACGATGTCATAAACCCACGCGCGAATGATACGACCACAATATGACGGCGTGGATTTATTGCCGTTAAACGTGTGACCATGCAAGCGCATAATCGCAATGAAAAATGAATCTTGAAAAATCTTTTCCCACGTCATCACGCGCATTAACAGCATTAACGGTTTCGTTGCCAATTTTGTGTTTTTGTACTTCAAATAATTCTGTCATAAAATTTTACTCATAAAAAAAACCGCTTTCAAGGTTCGGTAGTGGAGGCTAAGAATTGAGCCACGAACTTATGAAAAACGGTTTTGTTTAAATTCTTATTTATCCCACTACGGATAAGCACATTATACCATAACTATTTGACTATTCCAGTTTAATTGTGCATAATCCGCGCATCTAAACAACGCCATTGGTTAGATTCCTAAATTGGTAAAAGCCTATGATTGCAAACACGGCTTAAAAAGTAATTGCAGATTCGGTGTGTTTTGTATCTGCTAAAGTCCGTCAAAACTTTTTACTAGCGATACGCATAAATTAAAGCTCTAGCTGTCGAGTCTAAATTCAGCTTTATTTATTAACAGGCAGAGCCTAAACAATCCTGAGGATTAAAAATGTCAGACAAAACCTATACACAAGAAGAATTGGACGCGGCAATTGAAGATGCAACGCAGCCACTAATTAAAAAGCGTGATGAATTACTTAAAGAAGTAAAAGTAGCACGCAAAAACCTTGAAAACGTTGGTGACGTTGAAAAATTACATGAACGCATTGAAGCACTCGAAACAGAGCGCGACACGTTAGTAAAGCAAACAAAAGAAACCACTAAGCAATTAGAAACCGTTGCAAAACAATTAGAAAGTGAATCAGGTTTTACTTCAAAATTGCTTTTGGACAATGGATTGACTGATGCGTTAGTGAAAGCTGGTATTAAAAAAGAACTGTTGCCCGCTGCAAAGGCGTTATTCTCACAACAAGCCAAAGTGATTGCCGAAGGCGAAAATCGCAAGGCTGTAATTGGTGAAAAAGAATTGTCGTCTTTTGTTAGCGAATGGGCATCAAGTGACGAAGGAAAACATTTTGTATCCGCTCCTGCTAATGGTGGTGGTGGTGCAGATGGTAGTAAATCAACGCCGCAAGGTGATAAAATAGTAAATCGCTCAACATGGGATACAATGTCGCACGTTGAACGGTCACAATTTGCAACAAGTGGCGGTAAAGTTACAGATTAAAAAAGTGATGCTGTTTTATAAAAAACAGCGGCAAGGTTTAAACCACCATGTTATAATAATCACTCTTTTAATTCTGTGGAGTGGTTATTATGATTGGTGGAATTTATAAAATTCAAAACACTGTGAACGGTAAATGCTATATTGGTTCGGCAAAATCGTTTAAAAACAGGTTTAGAAAACATAAAAATGTTTTAGCTAAAAACTCCCACCACTCAATAAAACTTCAACGATCGTGGAACAAATACGGCGAAGATGCTTTTATATTCCAACCAATCATACTTTGTGAGCCTAAAAACTTATTGCTTTACGAGCAGCAGGCTATTGATTTTTATGATTCGTACCATAAAGGCTATAACGCAACAATAAAGGCAAATAGCAAACTAGGCATGAAATCATCTGATGAAACCAGAAAAAAGATAAGCATTTCGCGAACTGGAATGAAACTTTCAGAATCACACAAAAAAGCAATATCTATTGGAAATATCGGAAAAAAACGTAGCGAAGAAACAAAAGAAAAACAAAGAATTGCTTTAACTGGCAAAAAAAAGTCAGAATCTCACGTTGAAAATATGAGAAAAGCCAATTTAGGCAAAACGTATAGCGATGAAACAAAGGCAAAAGTATCTGCTAGTTTAATCGGTAACAAAAGAGCTTTGGGCAATAAGCTATCAGACGAAGCTAAACAAAAAATGTCTGTGGCTCACAAAGGAAAACAGCAATCGCAAGAGTGGGTAGAAACGCGAATTGCAAAAAGATTGGCGACAATTGCCGCTAAAAAACTTCAAACTAAAGAGGGTTAGTTTTATGAATGCTTTAAATAATTTGGCAGCCGACATTTACAAAGCGGCTGACATCGTCGGTCGTGAATTGGTGGGTTTTATTCCATCGGCAACCATCAACGGTGACGCAACAACTCGCGCTGCAAAAGGCGATACGATTCGTTCACACTTCACACGCACACCAACGGTTAACACATCGTTTGCGCCTTCGATGACAATTCCAGAAGGTACTGACCAAACGGTTGATAACAAAACCATGACGATTGACACTTATGCAAGTGTTCAAATTCCGTGGACTGGCGAAGAAATCAAACACGTTAATAATGGCTCAGGTTTTGAAACCATTTACGGCGACCAAATCAAACAAGCAATCCGTGCATTATGCAATAAAATCGAAGTTGATTTATTCACGGCAACTTACAAAGGTGCAAGCCGCGCTGTAGGTTCTGCTGGTACAACGCCTTTCGGTTCAAACTTTGACGTAATCGCTGAAGCACGCCAAATCTTAGTTGATAACGGCGCACCAATCGACAATCAAATCACAGCTGTTTTAAATACGGCTGCTGGTACTAAATTGCGTAACCTTGCATCATTACAGCAAGTCAATACAAGTGGTAGCACTGACTTATTGCGTCAAGGCACGTTGCTTGATTTGCAAGGCGTGATGATTAAAGAATCTGCTGGTGTTACTTCACACACTAAAGGCGCAGGTTCAAGTTATGTTACTAATGGCGTGCAATCTAAAGACAGTTTGTCGGTTGTTGTAAAAACTGGTAGTGGCACTGTTTTATCTGGTGACGTTGTAACCTTTGCAGGCGATACCGTAAATAAATACGTTGTTGGTACTGGTATTGCTGCGCCTGGTACATTGAGCCTAAATGAATCAGGTTTGCGCGTGCAATTAGCTGATGCAAACGCTATGACTATCGGCAACAGTTACACGCCTAACGTGGTATTCCATAAGCAAGCCGTTGAATTAGGTATTAGACCGCCTGCAATGCCTAACGGTGGTGATTCTGCTGTGGACATGATGACAATCCAAGACCCTAACAGTGGTTTAGTGTTTGAAGTAGCTGTGTACAAAGGTTACATGAAAACCATGATTGAAATTCGTTGTTTATATGGTGTTAAAGTTTGGAAACCAGACTTTATTGCGACCATCATGGGTTAATCATAATCCGTTAAAACAAAGAGCCTTGCATTCTTACGAGTGCAGGGCTTTTTTAATATCTAACAACGAGGTTTATTATGACAAGTGTAGCGCAAGGAATTTACACAGAAGCAGACGGTGATGCGGTTAAATCGGCAATTGCCACGTCAAGCAAAGGCAATTTATTATCGCAAATCGTTGATGAGGTAGGTCATTCGCCAAGTGTTAGTGTGTTTGGTGATTTATGCGTGTCAGCAAGGCACGCAGATGTTTTAGCTAAGTTTGCTCACGGATTGAGTTCGTTTGAAGCGATTAAAACCGTTACAGGTACAGGCAACCACGATACCAATAATGGTGCATTAACAATCACAACTGGTGCAAGTGGTTCAAGTAGCTGCAAAGTGGTTAGTCGTGACGCTGTTCGATATGTAGCGGGATATCAAATGTATGCTAATTTCACAGCCGCATTTATTTCAGCACCAGTAGCAGGTAGCGTGCGTGATATTGGATTCAGTAATGAAAAAGACGGCTTTATTATTGTCGATGATGCTGGAGCGTTTAAGGTTAGACATATTAGAACCAACGGCGCGACGTATCGAGAAGTTAGCCGCGACAATTGGGATGACCCGCTAAACGGTTCGGGTGAAAGTGGCTTAAACATTGATTTAAGTAAAACTAACATCTTTCAAATCACATTCGGGCATTTGGGTATTGCCCCTGTTACGTTTTGGGTTCACAACGGATCTAGGTTTGTGCCATTCCATACGTTTTATTATGCGAATTTGCAAACCGAACCGCATTTGGTTAATCCGTATCTTGAAATGGTTGCAAAAGTTACCAATACAACTAATGCACTGGCAGCAACATTATTAACAGCATCATGGAATTGCGGCACTATTCACGGCGTTGATTTAGACGCAACATCGAGTAATCGCAGATTTAACCAAGAGGCTTTACAAGCCACAATCACAACTGAACGCCCAGTATTAAGCATTAAAAATAAAGCCGACTATCCAACGGGTGGATTGGAAAACTTTGTTAAGACGCTTATCAATTCGATGCAAGGCGTGTGCGAAGGTAACGGCACCAATACAATTAAATTCAGATTGTACAAAAACGCCACGCTAAACGCTGGAACAACAACCTACACAGATAAAAACAGCGTGAATAGCTGCGTTCAAGTCAATACACTTGCAACAGGTTTTACTGGTGGCACTCAAGTATGGTTTGACGTTGCCGCGCGAAATGTCGGTTTTAAATTCTCGATTGACGATAAAAACATTTTCTTATATCCGAACGAAACTTTAACGCTAACCTGCCAAAGCGCATCAAGTGTTAGTGCTGAATTTAGTTTTGACTGGATTGAAAAGCATTAACCAATGCTGTTGGATACGTTGGAAATAAAAAAACCAACATTTTTTATAATTTGTTAAGCTGTTGATTTTATTATGGTTGGCTGGGTTGGATTGGTTGGTTTTATGTCCAACCAACCTTTTTAAAATCATAACATATTGATTTTATTAAACTTTGTTATTTTTAACGTGCGCTTGATTTTAGCAAAAAAAACGGGTACGCTATCGCCTTAGCTATCGCGCACCCGTTTTTTCTAAGCGCAAAAATTATCAACTCACCAACCAACTCAATATGGCACTAATAGTAGAAGATGGCACTGGGCTTGCAAATGCCGAAAGTTATGCAAGCGTTGCTGAATTTAAAACGTATCACGCAAACATTGGCAATGATGTTACTTTGATTACTGATACAACAATCGAGCAACTGTTACGCCGTGCTACTCAATACATGGTGGCTGTTTATCGCAGCCGATGGCAAGGTCGTAGAACATTAAGCACGCAATCGTTAGATTTCCCACGCTATGATGTTTATGTTGACGGTTACAGCGTAGAATCAAACATCGTGCCATTGGAAGTGAAAA